ACAGCAACAATCTGGAGGAAGTGGCAAAAAACTCATAATGGCCGGAGGAAAGGCCACATTACTCCATCATATTTTCCAGAAGACCGGAATGACGCCGGATGAATTTTACCAGAAGCCCCCAGGAGTGAGGGCTTTTTTGTTTGCCTCTATGGAGGTAACGCTTGAATCTTACAAGGAAGGAGGGGACAAATAAATGGCAGAGACAGTAAGAATTGAAATACCGATTGAAGTCACTGACAATACAGATCCAGAACTGTCAAATATCACAGACAGCCTAGAAGATGTAGAACAGGCGGCAAGGCGGGCTCAGAACTCTGTTGATCGGGCAGGAAGAACAGTAACACAGTTCGATAGGTCGGCAAACAGAACCCAGCGGAGCTTATCAAGTTGGATGAAGCAGAAATATCAGGTATTGTTAGAGGCGAAAGACAAAATTTCTCCTATCCTGGATAAACTGAAAACCGGGCTTAGAACGGTAGGCGGGAAAACATGGAATGTAACCATGAAAGCTGTTGATTTGGCAACGGCTCCTATCAGGGGTGTTTTGAATCTGCTAAAAAATCCCGTCTTCCAAGTAGGAGCTGTCCTTGGGGTAAGTATAAGCCTGAAGGACACGGTTGATACCTATGCGGATTTTGAGGCAACCATGAGCCGGGTGCAGGCTCTTTCCAATGCGAATGCATCACAGATGGAACAGCTGACAGCAAAAGCGAAAGAAATGGGGGCACAGACGAAGTTCTCAGGAACTGAATCGGCAGAAGCATTTACCTATATGGCTCAGGCTGGATGGCAAGTTCAGGATATGGTTGATGGTATCGGCGGAATTATGAGTCTTGCAGCAGCAGACGGTCTTGATCTGGCAACTACAACGGATATTGTTTCCAATGCACTGACGGCGTTTGGAATGAAAGCAAAGGATACCGCAGAATTTGCTGATGTTCTGGCAGTAGCATCATCAGCTACCAATACGAATGTATCTGATCTTGGCGAAGCATTCAAATATATAGCACCGGTAGCGGGAGCGATGGGGTATTCCATTCAGGATGCCTCTATTGCACTTGGTTTGATGTCCAATAACGCAGTAAAAGGCAGTATGGCCGGAACATCGTTAAAG